TAGACCATAGAGCATTGGTAAACAAGTATTTAAATAAAAACAAATAAACATATGGCAAAGAGATTTACAGATACAGATAAATGGAAAAAAGGTTTTATCAGAAACCTACCTGCAAAATATAAACTATTATGGTTGTATATATTAGACGACTGTAATCATGCAGGAATATGGGACACAGATTTTGAGGTTGCATCTATAAGGATTGGCAGTAAAATTAATCCAATAGAAGCTGCTAAGATATTTGAAAGTCAGATTAAAATATTTGATGAAGGTAACAAATGGTTTATCCCAAAGTTTATTGACTTTCAGTATGGTACATTAAACGAGAACTCAAGACCTCATCAGGCTGTAATAAAGCTTCTTGACAAGCATAACGTATATAACATAGAAGGTATTAGCCCTGTAGATGTTGCAGGCTTTGAGGGAGAGATTAGTAAGCCTGTCAAGTTTAAAAGATTTGTAAAGCCAACACTAAATGATTTAGAACTATATTGTGTTGAAAGACAAAATAAGGTTGATATACAAAAGTTTTTTGACCATTATGAAAGTAATGGTTGGAAGGTGGGTAAGAACCCAATGAAAGATTGGAAAGCAGCTATAAGAACTTGGGAGAAAAATACTTTTGAAACTGCTAGCAACAAGAAAGCAAGCAAGTTAGAATCACAAATATCTTCTTGGCAAAAAGCAAGAGAGATAATAAGCAAGAAACAATGAAGTATATAAAACAAGAAGATAGACAAGAACTTAGTTTAAAGTGTGTTGATTTAGTTAGTAAGACCTTTGTAGAATTAGGTCAAACGAAGAGTGAGCAGGATATTGTTATCCTGTCTCAATCTCTTTGTGATGATTTATATACAGACTTTAAAAACTTAATGTTTGAAGATATACAAATGGCATTTAGAAAGGGTGTGAGAAATACTGACTTATTTGTTTTAAATGTCAAAACATATTATACTTGGATTAAGAGTTGGAGAGCTGTAATATGGGAAGCAAGATGCAAGGTAGAAAATCAAGGTGATGACCCCAATAAAACATTTGGATATAGGCCTGAACCAAAATTATTAACAAACAAAACTTAAAAAAATGGAATATGTAAATGCTTTTGAACCACTTTTATGTATAACTTTGTCTGTATGTTTAGGTGTATTACTAGGTGCTTTAGTAGTATTACATAAAAACAAAAAAGAAATGGAAGCTTTAGGAAGTGAGCTAGACAAGTTTAGAGAATTGTATTTTGAATTGCTAAATGCTTTAAGTAAAAGAAAGTAAATGGATAAAACAGAAGATAAAAGAATACCATATTACTACATAGGTAACAATGGTTATGAAGCAAGGAAAGTTGTTTCAGGTTTTGACCTAACATATAATTTAGGTACTGCTGTAACATATTTGTTAAGAGCATACAAAAAACATCCACAACCTACAGAATGTATTAAAAAAGCTATAGCACACTTGGAGTTTGAATTAGAGAGGATAGAAGAAAAAAATGGGAAAACCAATATACAGAGTATTAGTAGACTTTAAATATAGACGAAAAGGTGCTGTCAGGGCTTATAGGAATGGCAAGATAGACACTTTTGTGTTGTCTAATGATATAGAGCAGATAAAAAAAGATAAGACCTTACAAGACAGGATTAGAATGAAAGTAAAGTCTAAAGAACAAATAGAAATTAAATACTTAAATATATTTGTTGAAGGTCAATATGGTGAAACAATTTAACATTACAATATGAAAACAATACTAATTATTATTTTAATTTTATACTGCATATTTTTAAACATACGAATTAAAGATATAGAAACAGAGATTTCTTACTTGTCTTTGGATTATGATGAGCTTGAAGCAAAGTTGTATACAAAAATTATGAGCATGAGAAAGGAGATAAAAGATTCAATTAAAATAAAAACAGTTGCGAAACGGAGAGGAGGAGGTACAAAAAAGCGTAGTAAATTATCTTAAATATAAATACCCTAAGATAAGATATTGTGCATCATTGGGGGGTATAAGAACCTCTTACAAACAAGCTGTAAAGGCTAAGGCTACAGGTTATGTAAAGGGCTTTCCTGATTTACAGATTTGTGTACCAATGGAGAGGGGGGGCACCAAGGGGGGGGTATACCATGGGCTTTTTCTTGAAATAAAAAAGGACAAAAAATCTTACCCAACAAAAGAACAAAAAGAATGGGTAGAGTATTTGAATGAACAAGGATATTGTGCAAGAGTTGTGAAGGGTATAGATGAAGCAATAGAAACAATAGATAATTATTTTAACAAAACAATATGAGCATAAATATATACGATAGAAAAGATATGCGTGGTGGTGGTTACGCAAAAAGAAAATTTACCTATGAAGAAGCACAACTTATTAGAAATCAATACGATACAGGTAAGTACACACAGGAAGCTTTAGCAAAAAAATATAAGGTTAGTCAATCAATAATAAACAAAATACTAAGACGAAAAACATATGTTAAGGTTTAAAAATATTTTAATTTAACTTTTAAAAAAAATATTGTGCAGTCAATATAAAAAAACACCTGAAACTGCCAACACCGAATATATAAAAAATACTTTTTTTATTTTTTATTTTTTATTTTTTTTTTTTCTAAAAAAATTTTTTTCAAACACAACAAAAACTGCCTGAAACTGTTAGAGCCTTGAAACTGCTAGGTCTGTTGAATGGGTGTATATTGTTGTTGATGTCTTGTGGTCAAAGCTACAAAATAAAAAACACATATACAAATTTTTTATATAAAAGTTATAAACAATTTATATGTTGATAAATTATATATAAATTATTTAATATTTTTATATAAATTATTTTGATATATAGATTTTTTAATTATCTTTGCCTCAGTTATTAACCAAAAAAAAATATTATGTTATATTACAAAGTAACAAACAGAACAACACGAAAAAGTTTAATTTTAAATGAAAAAGAATTTTTTCAATTCTTTTGTAAAAATAATTTTAGGGATTATGCAACAGAAAAAACATTAAGCCCAAAAGAACAACAATTCAACGACTTTATTAATACGATTGCAATAAGTTTTTTTAGTGTTGCTATGGTCGTATTAATATCAAATATTATCACAAAATTTTTATTTTAATTTATTAACCTAACTAACAAAAAATGAAAACACAAAACACAATTTTAAAAGCTATTAACTACCTAGATATTTTTGCAACTAGAAGTAAAGCATTCCAAGATTTTAAATATTTAGGAGTAAGCAAAATAGACCCTCTAAAAGTTTCTTATATTAAGCAGGAGAAGATTGACAGCTTGCAAGAATATGCAAACGTAAATATAAAAGGCACAGCAGAACAGAGAAAGAAATATTTCACAAGAACATCTATTCAAAAATTATTGTCTAATATGTTTAAAGATAACGAAACAAAAATATTAAATATTTCTCAGGATATAGATAAACAACTTAGAAAAGATTTTATCTCAAATGATGACTTATTCTTTGAAAATGATTTGAAAAGATTTTACAGCCAAGAATTAGAAAACTATATTTTTGTTCCAACAGGTTCCTGCATGGATAAAAAACCTAGAGAATATTTTGAAATATATGAAAATTTTATTAATGTAAATACAAAAATAGTAGGCCTTAAGGTTGGTCAGGTAGTGATTGCTAGAGCTATACTTTGGACAAAAACAGACAAAGAAACAAAGCAAAAAAAATATTATTTAGATAGGATATATATTAGTAAAGATTTTGAAAACTCGCATAAATCGTACTTACAAAAAAGATTATTTAACAAAGTTAAGAGAGCTTTAAAAATTGATGTTTTGGATTGTTATTCTTACTCATATATTAAAGAATATACAAGAGAGAGATTAAGTGGAGAATCAAGAGAAAAAGCAAACCAAGAATTTACAAAAAACAAATCTTACCCAAGTTTTTCTATTCAAATTAATGCAAATACTTTTTACAATTTAGACTACAAACCTTATTTAGATACGTTTAGGTGGGGGACAGAGCTTTCAGAAAATATAAAATTTGAAATGGATGAGGATAACACCGAAATAATTTTAGATTGTACTTCAGGAGGATTTACAGAAGGAGAAACTTATACCTGCGAATATGATGGCGAAAGATACCCACAAGATGAGTTATGTTGGTCTGAGATTGATGATTGCTACTACCACGAAAATAATGCAGTATATATTGAAGAAAGGGG